CGATGCCTGCGTCGAGCATGCCCTGGTAGGCGTCGTACGCCTCGGTGTAGGCGCTGGTCATGTAGGCGGACATGCAGTCGTACTGGCCTGCGTTGCCGGGCTCGAAGACGTAGGCGCCGGGCTTGCCCACCTGCACCAGGTTGCGTCCCTGGTCGGGGACGTAGAAGACGGGCGCCAGTTCCTTGTAGCGTCCGCTCTCCTCGTTGTACGAGTGGCCGGTGCGGTGGCGCATGTGCTCGCGGGCCACGAACAGCGGGGCCTCGATGTAGAAGGTGAACGAGGTGTGCTCGAAGGGGCTGCCGTGCCGGTCCCGCATCAGGTAGTTGATCAGGCCCTGGTCTCGGGTCAGGTCGACGACGCGGTCGTGGCTGGCGCCCACGGTGCTGACGCGGGCCGCGGTGGCGACGTCGGAGTCAGTGGCGCTGGCCTTGACGAGCTCGACGGTGACGTCACTGCGGGTCTGGATGGTCATGATGCGGGGATCTCCTCGTCGTACATGGTGAGCTCGTTCACGTGGTGCACCGTCGTGCCGTACTTGCCTTCGAGAGCGGCGAGCTCACGCCTCAGCCGGTCTGCCTCCCGACTCAGGCCGAGGCCGGTGTGGAACACCCGCTTGGGCTGGCGTCCGTTCAGCCGGCCGAAGGCGGCGACCCCGTGCAGGGTGTAGACGTTGTTGCGGTCGAACTCGGGGTAGAGGCGGGCCTGGTGGAACCCGTAGACGATGAGCACGTCGTCGGGCGTGACCGGCTCAAGCGGTCCGATGGGAAGCGACACTTACACACCCTCCTCGAACTGAGTCAGGGCCTCGTGCAGGGCCTTGACGGTGACGGTTGCCTTCTGGTCACGGGCGGCGTGCTCATCACGCAGTGCCTGGTTCTCGGCGACGAGATCCTGCACGCCCTTGACCACGCGGGCCATGTTCGCCGGGCTCCACACGTTGCCGTCGAGGGGACGGATGAACGCGGAGCTGAGCGTCACGCCCGCGGCCTTCGCGATCTGCGCTACCACGTCACGGGCCTCGCCGCCCTGGTCGTTCTGCCGGTAGGCAGCTTCGCAGTGCCCGGCCCGGCACAGCTCGACCTCGCGGACGATGTCGGCCAGGTCCCCGGCCAGTCCACCCACCCTGGGCGCCGGCTCAGCCACGCTGGCGCCGATCTCGGCGGCCTTCAGGTGATCGGCCGGCCCCTCGAAGACGATCGACCCCGCCTTGATGGCCTCGACGTCCAGCTCGCCGGCCCGACGCGACTCCTCCGCGATGCGCTGTCCCTCAGCGACCCAGTCCCAACCGTTGCTCACTTCCATACCTCCTGAATCCGGCCGCCCGTGATGCGGTTCTCGTTGTAGCTTTCGATGCGGTTCTCGTACGACGCGCGGGACTCGGACGTCAGGTGGTAGCCACCCTCGTCGCACTGGTACCAGCGGGACTCCACCTTCAGTCCGCGCATGGTGCCTCGTGCCTCGCCCTGTCGGCTCCGCTTGGCTCGGGCTCGGCCGAGCGCCTTCTCGGCATCTCGTTCAGTCAGGAACCCGCGCTTCACTCCACACGGGCAGCTCCTCCAGTCGCAGTTGCTCACGTCTGATCTCCTCTACAGTTCGTTGACGCCCCTGGCGGCGCTCGACTTCCGTGCCGCCGTCTTCTTCTTGGCCTTGATGCTCGGGTCGTCCTTGATAAAGCGGTCACACTTACACTCCACTCGATGGCATTTACCACGCGAGGCACCGTCGATCGCGTGGTTGTTGGGGCTGTGTCCACACTCAGGGTTCCAGCAGTAGCCGGGCCACCCGTCCTGCTTGCCCTCGGCGTTGGCGAGGATGATCCCGGAGGAAGTCAGCGGGACCAGCCGGCCCGTACCTCCGAAGCTCATCTTCTTGGCGAAGGCTTCCGCCTCGGCAGCGTTGCCGAAGGGTCCGAAGTTCAGGCCCTTGGTGCCGTCCGCCCAGGTGTGGACCATCACCACCAGGTCCCGCATCTGGAGCATGTCGGCGACCTCTTTGATCACGGCCTTGGCCAGTTGCTCCGGGCTGTCGAAGGTGGGGTCTTCGAGGATGTCCACCACCTTCTTCAGTTCGTACCCCCGTGGGGTGATCCTCAAGAGGTGGCCTTGATCAGCTCGCCCAGCTCACGCAGCAGGCCGGCGAGGTCGTCCGCCGCGTCACCCTCCTGGTCAGTCAGGGCCGAGTCGTAGGCGTACGTGCCCTCGTACTCCCCCTCCTCGACGAGCTTGTCGAGCGCGGCCTGGCGGCCGTCCTCCTTGCCCTGGTACTTCTCGATCAGTTGCTGGACCTGCTCGATCACTGCTCAGTTCCTCTCACGGTGGCGCCGTAGCGGCGCGTGTTGACGTAGGCGTAGGTGTTCTGGGTGGCGGTCTTACTGGTGCTCCACCAGTCACCGCCCTGCTTGACGAGCTCGGTCCCGCGCTTGTCCAGGATCTCGATCGTCGTACCTTCGGGGAGTTCGTCCAGCTCCCCCGGCCTTGTGAGTGTCACAGTATCACACCGTCACACTTGCACAAGTTCGGCGACGCCGTGCAGCTTGCGATGCAGGTCGTCCACCGACCCGTCGTTGACCAGCACGTGGTCGAAGGGCCAGTCATCCAGTGCGGTCTCACTCACGTGGGCTCGTCCGTGCTTGTCCTTGGTCGGGCCCACGCCGGGCCTCTCGACCCGGATCATCACGCCACCACGCTTGGCCACGGCCTCCGCCTCGTTGGGGAAGCGGACGTCGGTCACGACCAGGCCGGCCGCGTCCTTGTGGTCGGAGTACAGGGCGTCCACCCACACGTCATCGCCGAGCACTCGCCGGCCTGCCTCGGTGCCCGTGCGCTGGAGCAGGGACCGCACCTCGGGGTATGCAGTCTTCGCGTAGTCCCAGCCGGTCGAGTCGACGAGCTGCCGCAGGCGCAGGCTCCCGGCACCGTAGTGCCCAGGGATCAAGGGGTTCACTGCGTACAGGAACTCCTTCAGCTTGTCGGCGTAGCCCGCCTGCCTCCAGCCTCGCTGGATCAGGGCGTCAGCCGCGGTGTTCTTCCCACTGCGGGCGTAGCCCGACAGTCCCACGATCAGGTCGGTCATGTCAGGCCGCCGCGAAGTAGAAGGACTCGTTCAGGTCGCTGGCCTTGACCAGCTCACCCGCGAGGCCGGCGAACTCACGGTCCACGGTGATGGCGACGGCCTGGACACGGGCCGTGCCCTCGATGAACGAGATGCCCAGGTCAGTGATCGACCACCTCTGCTCACCCTCGCGCCTCGCCAGGCCGAACCAGGCCAGCTTCGCGAACACGGAGTACTCGGCGTTGGTCAGGCCCAGGTCGTCACGCTTCAGCGCCTGCCCTCCGTGCAGGTACAGCTTGCCCAGGCCGGAGACCTCGTTCTTGCCGAGTCGGCTGCGCTTCTCGTTCACGGTGATGCCCCTCTCGTCATGGCTGCCATCATCAGGAGGTGAGCGCCGCCCCACCCCGACCTCCCTTCAGGAGGTTTCGGCACACTTACACACTCAGGTCAGGACGTTTCGCGGTGACCGTCGAAGCAGTAGATGTACGAGGTGTCGCCGACCTTGGCCCAGCACAGGCGGTGACCCCAGACCGTGCCCCAGTACTCGCGGTGCGCGGCCTTGTTCGTCTTGGCCCACGCCTCACGCTTGGCCGGGTCGTTCAGCTTCGGGTTCAGGTACGTCACCTTGCCGGAGCGGTCGACGTAGTACGAGTACCCCTTGCCGTTGCCTCGCTTGGCCGCGTCCCAGTAGCAGTTCTTGTCGTCGCTGTCGTCAGCGCACGGACGGGTCGGGAGGGAGGCCGGCGAGGTGGCGGCCACCGACTCCACCTGCACCTCGTCCCTCGGGCTGGTCGTGGTGGCCGAGCCGAGCAGGAATCCGGTCGCGAGGGCGACGACGGTGGCGATCTTGGCGGTGAGCTTCATGGTCAGTTCTCCTTGGTGAGGTTCAGCGGGGGGAGGGTGATCGCTCCGGTTCTCGGCGGCTGCCAGAGGGGCGGGAGCTCGAACTTGAAGGCGGTCAGCCTGGGGATCTCGTGCGGTCGGGCGACGCCGTTGTCCACGGCTACCTGGTACGTCAGGGCGAACTGGGCGACCGCCCGCTTGATGATCTCGCTGTAGCTCAGGCCCGTGGGGGCGAGCGTCTGGATGTGGCGGGCCAGTTCCTCGTCGACTCGCGCACTGAGCTGGCGGGGCAGGTCACTCATCCGGGCACCAGCTCCGTCAGGATCTCGCCCTCGGAGCTGATGATCCCCGCGTCGATCAGGTCCAGCGCGGCTCGCCCGTACCACCCCTGCAACGTCCACACCAGACCGCTGCGGATGAGGAAGGCGAAGAGCTCCACGATCTCGTCGATCTCCAGCTCGTCCGACTCGAAGCTCATCAGGTCGATGGCGATGTCCTTCATGCGTCCCATGGTTCAGCCCTTCTCAATCTCGGTGATCAGTGCACTGGCCAGGCGGAACCCGATGAAGAACAGGGCCAGGTCGGCGTGTCCTTCGGGGGTGTCCGGGCTGGGCCGTCCGAACTCGGTGACGTTCTCCTTGTAGGCACTCAGGTCCACGAACCGGCGCCACTTCACGCTGGGCTCGGCCTCGCTACCGATGTCGGCGGCGGCGTCCTGGATGGCTTCGCGGTAGGGGGTGCTCACCTCCCCGTACTCCTGGACCAGGTCGACCACCTTGTCCCGCACGAGGGCGAGGAAGTCGGCGCCCTCACTCACCCGTGAGTCCGGCTCGGCGCACTGCGCGAGGCGGGCCAGGGTCGGCGGGTCGTAGTGGTTGATCTTCTCGATGATGTCCATCGGTCACACCTTCACAAAGGTTGGCTTCGTCAGGGACGGAGATCCACTCCGCCCGACCACCTCCCGGTGGTTTCGCCTTGATGTGGTTACAGTATCACAGTCGCGCAGGTTGCACACTACCCTCAGCCGTAGCGGATCTCCCCCAGTGCGGCGAGCTGGACGATGATGTCGGCCGTGCCCGCGTCGATGTGCCCGGTGTCGATGCCCTGCTTGTCGTCCCTGTCCATCCACGACTCGATGACGTAGCCGTGGTACTCCCGGTTCACGTACGTCTGGTCGATGTCGAGCAGCTTGGCGTACGCCTCGCGGATGTCGTCGGCGTTCAGGTAGTGGACCCCCTCGACCTCACGCACATCGTCGAAGGCGAAGATCGGGTGCGGCGCGGTGCCCTCGGTGATCGTCCACGTCTTGCCCTCGGGCAGGCCGGCGAACTCCTCCGCGGTGGGCTCCGTCGCCCAGTAGGTGATGCCTCCGTACGAGGCGGTGTCGATGACGTCCTGCGCACGCTCGTCGGTCAGGTACTTCTTGAGCTCGTCGGTGCTGGGCATTGTCGTGTCTCCCCGGTCAGGCGTTGGCGTTGATGCGGACGACGGCCTCGCTGCCCTCGTACTTGTTCTCCCGGATCACCTTGCGGGCCAGCGTCCTCGCCTTGTCGGTGCGCTTCGAGTCGCGGACGTTCAGGTCGTGGGTGCGGAACTTGGGGGTCACTGTGGTTCTCCTCTTGGTTCGGCAGGCTCATCAGCGGGGGGATGCCACCCACCCCGGACCTCCCTTCAGGAGGTTTCGCCTTGGGTCAGTTCAGGTTGAGCAGGTCGATCAGTTCCTCGGTCGTCACGACCTCCAGCTCCTGCTTGTCGACCGCGCCCTCGACCACCACCTGGGCGGGGCCCTCGATCAGCGTCGGTACGGGCTGGCCTGCCAGCTCCAGGACCCACGCCTCGTAGTCGTCGATGTCTGCGTGCAGGTCGTCGGGGTCGTCGTCGCCGTAGGCGTGGCCCTCCAGGAAGGTCATCGCGGCCCGCTTGTGGCCGGTCTTGGCGAGCGTGCGGGCCAGCTCCTCCGCCTCGGTGCAGGTGAAGTGGCCGCCCACTCCGTGTGCCGTCATCTGGTCGCCGAGGATGCGGGCAAAGACTCCGAGGGCGGAGTACAGATCCTCGATCTCCTCGTCGCTGTCTCGCTCGTCCTCCTCGACCTCCTGCACGGCGAGGTATCCGTAGCTCTCGGCCCAGTACAGGCCGGGCGCGGGGCGCTGGTCGTGCTTCAGTCCCTCGCCGCAGGTCTCGCACTTGTACGGGCCGGGCTTCAGGGGGTAGAGGATCGGGCCGTTGTCGACCTGGCACCGCACTACGTTGCTCGGGATCATCTCGGTCACACCTTCACACTCATGGCTGCCATCATCAGGAGGCGGGAGCCACCCCACCCCGACCACCTCCCCGGTGGTTTCGGCTTGGCACACTTGCACACTTACGCCGCAGTAGCGAACAGGGTTCCCCGCGTGGACGTCCCGACCAGGCGCTCTCGCCACACGACCCAGGTCACGGCCTGGACCACCGAGGGCAGCTCGCCCAGGCGCTGGGCGGCCTCGCGGTAGGCGCTGGCGATCAGGTTGTACCTCCCCTTGGAGCTCAGCCCCCGGTCCTTGATCCCGTACTCCTCCCCCACCGCGATGTCGTGGGCGTGGCGGTCGATGCACACCGCGTCCGCGTCCGTCGGGTCGAGTATCGAGCGGTAGAAGTGGCCGGTCTTGCGGTCCATCGGGAGCACGTCCACCGGGTCGGCACCCGCCAGGATCTTGGCGGCCTTGGCCAGGCAGTCTCCCGTGTGCCTCGCCGGGGTGCCCGACTCGAACGCCTCCGTGGCCAGCTCGATGTTCAGCCACCATGCCGTCTGAGGGGACAGCGCGGCCAGGAGGCCGGCCCCGAGCATGACATTCCCGTCCGTCATCGAACCGGCCAGGCGGTGTGCGCTCGGGTACCAGTCCCGACCCTGCTCCTCCTGCTCGGAGGACGCGTCCAGCCACGTGGTGATGATGTTCCGCACGTACTGCTCGCGGGTCTTGTCGTCGGCCTTGATCGGGATCATGTCTCTCATCTCTCGGGTCGGTGGCTGCTCATCAGGACCAGGCCGCCACGCCTGGCCAACACCCGACCCACTGAGGGCAGTTGGCGGGTGTTTCACATCGGGTGGTGCATGCCGTCCCGAGCTGGGGGCATCGGGACGGCGGAGGTAGCGCAGTCACTGCCTGGGGGCTCACCGCCTAAAGAAGGCAACCTCCCAGTTGCTGCCCTCGCGGTATCC